AGTGAATCGCTACGTTATGCGTGTACTAGGTGCAGAGAATCCACGAGTGAGCTGCGCTGGGTAAGGGGAAACAGCCACGGCTACTCACCCTTGGGGATGCTATTGTCAAAAGTGAAAAACATATTGCGTTGTAAATTTTGTAGCAGGTAGGTATTGACTTGTTGCAATCTGTGTTTATAATTTATGATTTTAGGAGATGAGATGCTAGTAGAGAAGATACGGATTGATTGTGGTACTCAGTCGAGGGAGAAGATTGATCAGCAGGTTGTTAGTGACTACGCTGTTGCTCTCAAGGAAGGTGCTAAGTTTCCTGCCGTGGTGGTTTTCCACGATGGTTTGGAGTACTACTTAGCGGATGGATTTCACAGGTATTTAGCTCACGTCCAAGCCGGACGGACCGAGATCGAAGCAGAAGTAAAGAACGGTACTCTCAGAGACGCGATTCTTTACAGCCTCTCTGCTAATGAAACACACGGTTTAAGAAGAACTAATGCGGACAAACGTAAGTCCGTGATGACTCTTCTTGAAGATGAAGAGTGGAAACAATGGTCAAGTTCTGATATCGCTCGGGCTTGCAAGGTTTCCCATGTGTTTGTGATCAAACTCAGGAAGGGTGATAAGCCCGAAGTGGTGAAGTTTAATAAACAGGGTGAAGTCAAAGAGCGTAAATCTGAGCACAAGAAACCCGAAGTTACTGCTCCAGCCCCTCAAGTTACCCCCGAAGTCGCCCCCCAAGACGAGAAGGATGACGCCCTTCAGATCCTGCTGGAGGAGAACCAAAAGCTCACGGATAAATTAACCCTAGCCGCCCTGCCCGAGGAGGATCGCTTCTTGGCTGAGATTGAAATAGAAGATTTACGGGAAGAACTAAGGTTAACAAGGATAGAACTGGAGGCTGTTAAGATTTCTAGAGATCAGTTCCAAGCAGAGAACGCGCAACTTAAGAAACAAGTGGCTGCGATGCGCAGAAGCCAAGCGACAACTTAATTCAACCCAAGCGGATGGGTTTATCCGCAGAGGAAATATGCTACAACTTAGACCTTATCAAGAGAGGGCTATCGAAGCCCTGCGTGACGGATTTGCGAGGGGATTTAAGAGTCAAGTACTCTACGCCCCCACGGGAGCAGGTAAGACCGAGATGGCTATTGCGCTACTCGATGCTACCAAAAGGAAACTAAACTCCTGCGGGATGATCATGGATCGGATCATCTTATGCGAACAGACCTCTCAAAGACTGGAGAAGTATCAGATAGACCACGGCGTTTTGATGTCGGGTCATTGGAGATACAGACCGTATGAGAAGATCCAAATCTGCTCCGCCCAAACCCTTGAGAAGCGGGAGATGTTCCCTGACTTCTCCTTGGCTGTGATTGACGAATGCCACACGGTCCGAGAAAAGATTGCAGAGTACATCCGAAACAGCCCCAACATGAGAGTGGTGGGACTTTCAGCTACACCTTTTACTAAGGGTATGGCTCTGACCTACGACAACATCATCTCCACGGTCACGACCCAGCAGTTGATGGATCAGGGAGTCCTAGTTCCACTGAAGATTTATGTCGCCAAAGAGATCGACATGAGCGGGGCTAAGAAAGTTGCGGGTGAATGGAGCCAAGCCGAAGCTACGGAACGTGGACTCAAGATCACGGGCGATATCGTAGCGGAGTGGGTTAAAAAGACCCATGAGATATTTGGCAAGCCGGAGAAGACCATTGTGTTCTGTGCAGGTGTAGCTCATGGCATGGAACTATCCAAGAAGTTCGCAGAGCAGGGATATAACTTTGTCTCCGTCTCCTACCATGATACGAATGAAGAGAAGCAGGAGGTCATTAGAGAGTTCTCTAAACCTGATTCATCCATTCACGGACTTGTAGCCACAGATGTACTTACGAAAGGATTCGATGTGCCCGATGTCAAGATCGGCGTATCGGCTCGACCGTTCTCTAAATCCTTATCCTCCCACATCCAGCAGATGGGCAGGGTCATGCGGGGTCATCCGAGTAAACAATTCGCAGTTTGGCTGGACCACTCTGGGAACTATCTCAGATTCTTTGAAGACTGGCAGGAAATCCTACACGCTGGCGTCTCAGAGCTAGACGATGGCAAAGAGAAACCCAAAAAAGAAAAGACCGAGAAGGAAAAGAAAGAATCCAAGTGCCCCAAGTGTGGCTACTTTTGGAAAGGTTTGTCTGTCTGTCCGGCCTGTGGTTGTATTCGAGAGAGGAAGAGCATAGTCGAATCCGTACCCGGCGAAATGGAAGAATTGGGAGCTTTCAAGTTTGAGGACAAGCAAAAGTTCTGGTCTGAGTTACAGTTTCAGAAGAAGTATCGCGGCTGGTCCGACAAGAGATGTTTAGCCACCTATCGGGAGAAGTTCGGCGTATGGCCTAGGGGTCTAAACGATACAGTTGTCACCCCTTCACCCCAAACAGAAGCCTACATACATAAACGTACACAAGCGTACATTAGACAGATGAAAAGAAGATGAGGGGGCTTTACGAAACTCAGGACGATCTTGATAGGGAAAATTCCGTTGTCAGGACTTTGGAAAAGGCATGGAATTGCACCATGACTAAACTTCCCATTCGATATCATCTTGATTTTGTGATCAAGCGCGGGGACAAAGCCGTTGCTTTTTGTGAAGTCAAGACTAGAAACTACACAATGGCTCAGATTGATTCCTTCGGCGGGTATTTGATGAGCATTGGCAAATGGGCGAGCGCAGAGGGGCTGACTCGTGCAAGCGGTCTTCCGTTTGTTTTGGTTGTAAAGACCAGCGATGGTCTATACCACGCAATATTTAAGGACTTCAAGCCCGATGACGTTTTGGTCAGGGGGCGCACAGATAGGAATGATTGGCAGGACATAGAGCCTTGCGTTCTTTTAAACACTCAAAGATTTAAATTACTGGAGACATAATTTGGACTTCATCCAAGCCTGTCAGATACACGGAATACTGATTGACCACCTACCTCCCTTCGGGATATGGAAAAGATACCCGACAGAGACACATCCAAGAAAGAGGAACGGCGCAGTCAAGTGGATGGGAGATCATGGGTTCATTCAGGACCACGCGAGAGACACAGAGGTCATCGTTTGGAAAGGGCAGGAGCTACCTCGGCATGACCTAGGTCAGATGATCCTCAAAGCCCAGCAGGATACTTTGAGAAGGCAGAAGTTAGCCTCTCAAAAAGCGGCTTACATTCTCAACAATTCAGAAAATGAAACCCATGAGTACATAATTCGCAAGGGATTTTGTAACCTAAAGGTTCCAGTCTTTGAAGGGAAAGCCGTTATCCCGATGAGGATCAATCGAGCTTTAGTCGGGTGTCAAATGATCTCGCCGGACGGATCAAAAAGATTCCTGTCGGGGCAGATCACAGCGGGAGCCAGTCTGACCATTGACAACAAAGGGATGAATTATTTGGTCGAGGGATACGCCACGGCGTTAAGTCTGAGAGCTGCACTAAAACATATCGGCGTGAGATACACGATACACGTCTCATTCTCTGCTGGGAACATGGCTAAGTTAGCTAAGAGCCTCACCAAAGGCTTAATCATTGCTGACCATGACCCCGTAGGCGAAAAAATAGCCCGAGAGTCGGGCTGGTCTTACTTCATATCGGGAAAAGAGGGGGAAGACTTTAACGATCTCCATCTGAGGGTTGGTCTTGAGGCGGCAGCGGCTCAATTAAGGGCAAAACTCTATGGATTGTGAAGCGGGAGGGGATGACTCTCTCAAGTATTTCCCTGAGAGAATCACCCTCCATGTCCATTTGGAAACGGACTTCATCGTCAGATAACTCTATCCTATAAATCAATCTATTCTTTCTATTTTGACCGTTTCCACGTAGTAATCTTCAACTACAGATGGATCAGGATCAAACTGCTCATGGGCTAGGTGTGAGGCTTCTGTCTCATCTTCAGCGAGAATGGTGAATGTCTGCTGAGCCACGGCTCTAATCGTCACAGAGTAACTATTCATTTTCCCTCCATTGTAACCAGTTGATAATCAAGGATTTTGAAAGGTGCATGACCCCTGTATTTCATATTCTTCAGGTGCTCTAAAGAATCCGCATAGAACGCTATGTGATCGTCAGGGATTCCAGCGGTGTCGCAATTCGTCCCCTCGTCATAATCCATCAGAGATATGTAAATCTCTTCTTTTTCTACGTCATCGTCCCACTCTACAAAAGCGCGAGCCCCGATGATCTCTTCACCTGACTCTAATTCAGGGGGGACAATCGTCTGATTAAATTGCAATTTCATGTGAGCCTTTCGTAAGATGCCATGATTAAAAAAATGAAACAAACCGCGACCATGTAAAAGATAAAATTTCGCACCCTGCGGCGGGAGAAGTCTGACTCAATCCCCAATAGGGCGGCTTGTACTTTCTCGCCTTCTTTGGTTACGTGATTAACTTTCGGGAAATAATTTCCCCCGATAAGTACTTTGCCGGTGTTGTAAGGTTTATATTTAACCTCATAATGAAACCGTTTCGGCTCTTCTTTTTTGCGTCTCGCATTCATATAAGTGCCTCGGGGAATTCGTCCCAATATTGTTTTTCGATCCGCTTCAGCTCCTTGGCGGTCATCGGGCAGATCACGGGGAATGGATACCAGCTTGGGGCTTTCATCGCGCCTCCCTTCGTCCGATTTCTATAAGTCGTTTTGCTTCGTCTCGGTGTTCGGGTTTTTCGGCTTGAAGTAGTAGGTTTATCCATGACCCTTTAATCACTCCTCGTTCGTACTGGTAGCCCGTCTCGATGTAAAAGTGTTCAGTTTGATTCATTTAACACCTCTTGTAGTGTCCCATCACATTCACCCCTGCGCCACATATCGGCGAATTCGTCTAAGATGTTTTCGATTTCGTCATCATCAAGGTCACGCGCCTCTAGTTTTAACCTGAGTTGTCTTTCGTTCATGCTGTCACCTCCACAAATGCGGCGTTTCCAGTTTGCTCGCGGTAGTAGGTCGCCTCGGCTTCTGCGGCTTTTCGGGTTTTGAATCGCCCGAGCAGCGTGTAATTGTGGTTGTAAACAGAATACTTCATTCTGTCACCTCAAAATCTTTACGAATAATCGGCTTGCCGTTTATGTTGTAGCAGTACAAACCTCCCACTTGTTCTGCAATTTGCTCGCAGTTTTCTCGCGGTCCTACAAAAATCAACGTTCCAGTCTGATCAAACACCGATGCCGGAAAGTCTGTCGGCTCGGGCAGTTGTAAATTTAACATTCTCATCTCTCCACATATCGGGCAAAATTGCCCCATAAGCCCCAACCCGTGAGGCTTATAGAGTGTTTTACCCAGCCATCAATTCGGAATAATCAACCGCGAGAACGTCATCAATTTTTACTCCAGCTTTGTCCCATGCTTCTAAAATTTCGGCGCGGTGCTGGTTTGCGTAGGCTTGGGCGTGTAAACATTCGGTTCTGATGTATAGAATGTCGTCCACTTGGTAGCGGTTAGGCTTTTCTAGAGCTTCGGCAAGATGGCGAACCGTAAACAGTCGTGCGGCTGCGTTTGCGCTAAAACCCTTGGGTGTTGGGCGGTTTCTGCGGTGGTGGCGTTCTGCCTCTAGGTTCATCTTGAACAATTTATCGCTGACGGCTTCAAAGCCGTGAAAAATTTGCGGAAGTGCGTTAAATGCTTGGTCGATGGTTTTAAGTTGTGCTTTCATGGTTTTGCCCTTGGTTGGTTAGTAATGTGTTGCATTAGGTGGGTTTGTATCAGGTAGGTTCTGACTTGTCAAGCATGACCTAAAAATAAATTTAGATGTCCATCGTCTGAGCGTGTTGCTCAATCTCAAAGCCCAGTTTTTTGATCGTTTCCAGCGCGGCGCGGGTTAGCGTTTTCGTGCCGGTTAGGTCGCAGAACAGCTTAGATTGTGGGCAAGCTGGATAGGCTTGCATCACCCCATAGATGGATTTAGTCTTGATTGTGATTTTCATGGTTCATTGTCCTATCAATTTGCCCGTTCTGCCTTTTGTGAACGGATGGTTAAAAATGCCGGATGGCGTGAATTCGGGCGGGAATAGAATCACCTCATGGAATGGGTAAAACTGCGGTGTCTCATTTTCGGGCACAAAAATCCATCCCCCTGTGCCGTGTTCATGGCGATAGGTGCGGGCATCGGTTTCATTGGCAAAGGTTTTATAAGTGTTCATGATGTTATTTCCATAAAATATCAAAATAAGCGGCAGTAAGTACGCTAATCCATACGCCAAGTAAGATGGCTGTCAGGATGTCCCAAAGTGGGCGGCGGCGCGGGAGTGGTTTGTAGTGCTCATTCATGCATGTAACCCCAACCATAATTCAGCCCCTAAAATGTCCCCCATCAACCACCAACCTACAGTGATTGAATTGGGCATTTGGCTGTAAATATGCACTTGATCGGTGCGGGTAATCCGATAACAACCCTTGCCATACTTTGTGCGTAAAGCGGCGCGTAAAGTTTTGATTCTTTCGTTTTCCATTGTGTTTCTCCAGTTGATGCCCTTTCGGGCGGGAATGGTTTAAATTGTGCTACCGTACTCAATGGCGAAAATGGGCTCTCTAGTCACTTTGTCCACAATAACCATGTTGTAGCCATCATCATCAACATCACCCAATGTCGGGTTTGTTATGAAACCCTCATTAGCCATTGATTGCAAGATCATTTCAGGCTTTGCATCAAGATCGACATCAATGCTGCCTACGTTAAACCAGTTATTCCATTCATAGCCCTCATCTTGATTACCCCATGCGTCTATTGATAAAACCTTGAATTTGCTCATGTGTTCACTCCAGTTAATTAATTGATCTGCACCAATCATGTGATGCATTGGTTGTAATACTAGCAGCCAAAAACACTAAAACCATTAGGGAAAACCCTAGGTTTGCACTGATCGTTTGTACAGTAAACAACAAAAAAGCCGGAAAAAGCGCACGAAGTGCAAAGGTTCTCTACTTGTTCCCCTATAATCCACTGATCTTATATACAGTAAATGGATATGACGCTATCACGCAAAGCCATAAGGGAAGCTCTAGACACAACACCCATTGAAACGATATTGGGTGCTCAGTCTAAAGGGCTAACCCATAAGCAGAAGACATTCGCAAAGGAAGTCGCAAAGGGTAAGACTGGTGCGGCAGCGTATAGGGTAGCGTACGACACAAAGGGACTACCCAAAACGCAAGGGGATAACGCATCACGCCTAAAAGCCGATAGCAGAATACAAGCTGAGATAAAAGCGTACGAGCTAGCTATTCAGGCGGCGGAACATCGAACACCTACAGCTTTGAGGGATCTTGTAATCCATTCACTAGTCCAAACCCTGATCGACCCTGAGACTGGAGCAGCACAGCGCATCCAAGCGGCTAAAGTACTCGGCACAGTAACGGAAGTGGCGGCTTTTACTGACGTTAAACAAGTTACTACTATCACATCATCACATGACGCGCGCGAGCGCGTGATGCGCGAGCTACGTGTGCTCATGAATGGCGATGCCGAAGACGCGACCCTGATTGATGCGGATTCGCTACTGGCTGAGCTCCACCCCCGGGCCGACCCCCCAAGCGTGGAAGAGGAGTCCCGCTCAGAATTACATACTGTTCCACTCGAACAAATTCCACCTTTATCGGACCCCACCCCCTCATCTGAGGAAGACCCCCCGGTTAAGTAAATGAAACGTTACATCTACTTTTAGTAATATAAATAAAATTTGATATAACGAAATGGATAGAAAGAAAGTTTTAATCAATGATGAGATGCGCATAACGCGTGTGCATATGAGTTATGAAGAATGTTTACTAACAGATATGAGCCCGGCCCAGAAGGAAGTTTTCTTTGTTATAGATGAGTGGTGGAAGAAGTATGGATACAGTCCATCGCTTCGGGACATTGCTTATCACCGTGGGAAGATGGGTCTTGGTAATACGAAGAAGATCGTGGATAAGTTGGTAGAGCTTGGGGTGATAAAGAAGCTAGAAGGAAAAGGTCGAACGATCCGGCCTGTGTATATCAATTTTAGAAACTTAGAATGAACATAGAAGAGTTGATATCGAATCTACCTGTTCATGAGCAGGAGAAACTTTTATCTCAGGTGGAGACTTATAAGTCCGCCCTAGAGAGGGAGAAGTGCCAACAGCATTTCCTACCGTTTGTGAAGAAGATGTGGCCCGGCTTTGTACATGGTCGTCATCATGCAGTCATGGCTAAGGCTTTCGAGGATGTGGCTTCTGGAAAGATTAAGAGGTTGGCGATATCCTGTCCTCCTCGGCATACGAAGAGTCAGTTTGGATCCTTCCTATTCCCGGCGTGGTTCCTTGGGAGGTTCCCGGATAAGAAAGTCATGCAAGCGTCTAATACATCTGAGCTGGCTGTGGGGTTTGGTAGGAACGTCAGGAACTTGGTTATGAGTGAGGAGTACGCAAAAGTATTCCCTAACGTGGCTTTAAGACAGGACAGTAAATCGGCCGGCCGCTGGGCGGTGAATAAGTATGGAGAATACTTCGCTATCGGCGTGGGTGGTACGATGACCGGTCGGGGTGCGGATGTGGTTATTATTGACGACCCGCATTCTGAACAAGAGGCGACAATAGGTTCCCACGATCCTAGTGTTTATGATACGTCTTACGAGTGGTATACCTCGGGGCCTCGCCAGCGTCTACAACCTAACGGCGCGATTATTATCATCGCTACCAGATGGTCGGAGCGAGATCTTATTGGTAGGGTTTTAAAAGACGCCGCCGAGCGGGGGAAGGAAGACGAGTGGCGAGTGATTGAGTTTCCCGCAATTTTACCTAGCGGGAATTCCCTGTGGCCTGAGTATTGGTCATTAGAAGAACTATCGGCATTGCGGGATGAACTTCCCCCGGCTAAATGGAATGCTCAATACCAACAGAGTCCGACGGGTGAAGAAGGCGCGATTGTGAAGAGGGAGTGGTGGAAAGTCTGGGAGAAGGACGATCCCCCAAGGTGT